TGGCACATGGAGCCGGTGTCGCCTGAATGTGAAACAATCCAGCATTGTTTGAATTATAGAAGGTACGGTAAATTAGAGAAAGGACAACTAAAATGGCAACCAAAAAAACTCACGTAACATTACAGCAGGGCGATGTTAACATCTGGCAGTCTCGTGTCCCTGAGGATGCGATAAGCCGCAAGAGCAATGTTGTGGCCGAGGGCGAATCCACCGGCCATAAACACCAGATTGTTGGCACTGATTTTAAGATGATGGAGATGGGTAACAGGATTTTTGCCCGCATATTAAGCGGTGATTGCGCAATAGTGCACGAGGAACATAAACGAATTGATTTGCCGGTCGGCGATTATGAGTTCGGGCCAACATACGAATATGATTACGAAACCGAAGAAAGCAGACATGTGCGGGATTAAAACACAATGATGCCAATATGCCATGCGTGCGGCGCTGATATTGAGTGCAAATATAACGAGATGGAATGTCCTGAATGCGGGCACACAATCCATGAATATTGTATCCGAATGTGCGCGTCCTGCGGAAAGTGGGCGTGCCTGAAATGTGTGGTCGATACGGATTTTGTGGCGAAAAGCGTTTGTGCCGATGAGGATGGGGGATATGAGAACAGCCCATGCTATCAAAGTATATTATTAGAGGCAGAAAATGCAGATAATCCAGTGTGAACAGCGGACAGACGAGTGGTATCAGGCTCGCCTCGGTATGGTTACCAGTAGTAACTTCTCCAATGTGATCAGCAGGGGCACAGGGCATGATACGTACATGTTACGGGTGCTTGCTGAACGATTGACCGGCCAGATGCAGGATACCTATATCAACGACACCATGCAAAGGGGTATCGAAATCGAGCCGATGGCAAGAGATTATTACCGGCAATACAAAGAGTGCGAGATGCAGGAGGTGGGTTTTGTGCGTTATGACGACTGGGTGGGCGGTTCGCCGGATGGGCTTGTTGGCGAGGATGGTTTAATCGAAATCAAATGCCCGAAAACAACCACGCACCTCAGTTACATTTTGAAAAACAAGTTCCCCGCCAAGTACAGGGCACAGGTACAGGGACTTCTGTTGATTACAGGCAGGAAATGGTGTGATTTCGTGTCGTTTGACCCGCGACTTGAGGATAGACCTATGTGGATTATCAGAGTTGAGCCAGACAGGCAATATATTAACGAGTTGGCTGCTGGCATTGGCCAATTCGTAGGTGAGGTTAAAAATAAGATAGAACAGATAAAGAGCAATATTTTTTAGGGGTAACACAATGATAGAACACTCAGAAAAAATTGATGCAATATCCAAATCTATTCTGGAGGCGCAAAAAGAGATTCGCAAAGCAATTAAGGGGTCGGCCAATCCCTACTTTAAGAGCAAGTATGCGGATTTAGAAGCTGTAATTGATGCAGTAAAAGAACCACTCAACAAGCATGGCATTGCTTTTTTGCAAGCTGTCAATCAGGTTGGCGATGATAACGGTAGGGTAGCAATTGAAACCGTCCTCCTGCATGAGGGTGGTCAATATATGACATCGAAAACGCCGGTTTACTGTACCAAACCGAATGACTCGCAGGCTTTAGGCTCTGGCATAACGTATTCCAAGCGATATGCCCTGCAAGCCATGTTGGGGCTGCCGAGCGAGGACGATGATGGTAACGCGGCAAGCAAAAAAGGCAACAACAAAAAACCCGCATTCACAGAACAACAGACTAAGCTGCTTGCACAAGCCTATGATTTGTATTGCGAGTATAACAACCCAATTGTGGGTGAAGGTGTCCATGTTGACAAGGCTAAGTGGTGGAAAATAGCCAAAAAACTTGAGCCGCCGAAAGATGCGGAAAGCATTAAGGAGTGGAATGCCAACAATATTGATTTGAAAGATGTAATAATCACGGATGAGCAGTCTGCACGAAGTAAAAGCAATAGTTGACGGCGAACCCGCATTTGAGCCTGCATTGCCGGAACTGAAATTGCACGATGCACTTAGGGTTTTGACTGCCAACGAGTATATCTCGGAACAGCAAAGGCGGTGGTATAAAGGTGTTTGTCTGCCGCAATTAGCCAGGTATGACGAGAACGGCGAAACGCAAGCATGGTGGGATATGGAAGTTAAGAAACTGTGTAACGGCCTTGAATATCTCAAGAAGGAAATCTTCATTCTTGAGGACGGTATGCCAGTTGGCAGGCTTACCACGAAGGGCGTTAGTAGAAAAAACATGACGCTGTTTGTGGAAGAAATCTTATCGAAGTCAATTCAATTCGGCTGGCCGGTAGCACCGCCAGACCCAACATTAAGGAGTAAATAATAATGATGAACTACAATAAAATCTTACTAATGGGCAATTTAACCAGAGACCCGCAGTTGTCGTATCTGCCAAGCCAAACAGCGGTGGTTGAGTTCGGTTTGGCGGTAAATCGTAACTGGCGTGGCAAGGACGGGGAGGACAAAACCAGTGTCTGCTTTGTCGATTGCAGGGCGTTCGGTAAACAGGGTGAGACAATCAATAAATACCTGCAAAAGGGTGACCCGATATTTATTGAGGGTCGACTGGAGTTCGACAGTTGGACGGCACAGGACGGCGGCAAGCGAAGCAAGCACAGGGTTACGGTAGTGGGATTCCAGTTTTTAGGCTCTCGCAACAAAGCCGATGACATCGAGCAGGAACAACAACCAACACCAGAAGACGATATACCATTTTAATAAGGTATATTAAACAAATGACTAAAATCGAATGGACAAACGAAACATGGAACCCTGTAACGGGCTGCACAAAAATTAGCGAGGGCTGTCGAAATTGTTATGCTGCATCTATAGCAAAGCGTTTTTGGGGCAAGAGGAAATTTGGCGAGGTGCAGTGTCATACAAGCAGGCTTGAACAGCCGTTGCGCTGGAAAAAGCCACGCATGATTTTTGTCTGTTCTATGGGCGATTTGTTCCACGAAGAAGTGCCGTTTAAGTTTATAAATAAAGTTTTTCAGGTGATAGAAAATTGCCCTCAGCATATTTTCCAGATTCTAACCAAAAGGCCGAGAAGGAGTCTTTTGTTTATGGAGATGTATCAATATTATCGGTGGCCCGAAAATGCGTGGTTTGGGGTTTCCTGTGAAAATCAAAAACGTGCGGATGAAAGAATGCCTATGCTTATGCAGATACCGGTTGGAATTAAATTTGTCAGCTTTGAGCCACTGTTAGAAGAAGTTGAATTTAGTCATAGCTGTTGTGGCTGGGCAATTGTAGGTTGTGAAACCGGCCCGAAACGGCGTGAATGTAAATTGGAGTGGGTGCAGGATTTAGTTCAGCAATGCAAAGATGTTGGCGTTGCAGTATTTGTTAAGCAGTTAGAAATAAACGGTAAAGTCCGCCATAATCCAGAGGAATGGCCGGAAGATTTAAGGATAAGAGAGTTTCCATTTTGAAAGGAGGCAGAGAATGTTTGAGCAAGTTATGAGGCAGGGAATGTTTGAGCAGGTTATGAGACTGTTCAAGCTGGCAGAAATGCAGGCGGAAATCCTCGGAGACATACAAAAGTCCCTGAAAGAGCTGGAAAAGGGGCTGGAGACAATGGCTGAAGAATCGCAAAGAAATACAGATAATATTATTAAAGGATTGAGAAGTGCAGGCACGGACGCTGAAACAATTTCTCATTGAGTGTGCAAACTACCATCAGGGCGAATGCCGCATACAAGACACCGTATGTATTATCCTCACAGGCGAACGATGTGATTACTTTGAACGTAGTGTTTTAGGCCCGCCAGATTACCGTTATCCTATCCCTGATGTAGATTATCCCGCAATCCGTGCCCAATATGCAGACCAGACGGGGGCAAAGATAGAAAAATCAAGGCAAAGACTCTGTCAGTGTGGGAATCCGCTCCTGCCGAGACAGAGATTGTGCGGCAATTGCAGGCGGAAAAGCCGGAAATCAACAATGCGGGAATATCAGAGGAAATACAGGTCACAGCGTAATACAGTTAACGAAAATGGTAAATTTTAAGTACAGCAATAATAAGGACTTACAAAAGGCAAAAATGGCCGATTCGCAAAACGGGTATCATAGTACCTATTTCGCGTTTTGGCGGGTTTAACTGTATTACGGGAAAGATGAAATAATATGGCCGAAGGCAGAATGTTAAAGAAACGAATTAGTAAAAGTTATAAGTTCGCCAACCTGAAGAACGAAAAAGCAAGAGTTTTGTATTTATTGTTAATCCCTCATGTTGATGTGGAGGGTAGATATGAGGCAAGCCCAACAATCATTAAAGGTACTGTCTGTCCATACATAAAATCCTACACGCCGAGGGCCATTAAACAAGCATTAAACAGCCTGTATGAAGCCGGACTGATATTGTTGTATGAAACGGGCCATGAAATATACCTGCAAATCCAAAGATTTCATGATTTTAACAATGTAAACCCGCTTAAAGAGGCAAAATCGGCGATTCCCGCACCTACTCCGGAGCAACTCCGGAGTAACTCCGGAGTAACTCCGAGTTACTCCAGCATAAGTAAAGTAAAGGGAAGTAAAGTAAAAGTAAAGGAAAGTAAAGTAAAAGAGAAGGAAAGTAAAGTAAAGGAGAAGAATTGTCTTATCATTTTTGACCATTGGAATTCTCACAGCAAAAAACCCTGGAAAAACCACCAAGAATTAACACCCGAAACCGAGTCAGCTATCAGGCAAAGACTGGAGGATGGTTATACCCCTGAACAGCTTTGCGCCGCGATAGATAATTACGCGTCCGTCCTGATTGACCCGAACTATATCTGGTCTTATGCATGGACGCTGTACCAGTTTTTCACCCGCCACAAACCTAACCAGCGTGACGAATTGCAGGTTTGGCGGTTTCTGCCAAACAACTTCCGTTTGGAGGATTTCCCACTGACAGCCCGTGGCAAGCAATCGCAGGAATCCCGCCAGCGGCAACAGGCCACATGGAAGAAGTTTTACAGTGAGAACGAAAAATTTGCCAAGTCCGGCAACCTCAGGCGGCTTGCCTCGTGGTGCAAAAAAGACCCGCGAGCAATAAAGCTGATAGAGGCGGTCAGGCCGGAGATAAAGCAGGAGGTGGAGAAGTTAAATAGAACATCTTGATAAGGAAAAGTGCGAATTGTACAGGGAAATAGCGGGAGTGAAAGTATGAACAAACAGAAGCAAGTAATTATGGCTAAAATGGGATTTGAAAAAAACAGACGCATAGTTCGGGTTTATAAAAATCAGCCTGGCCATGAGACCCTCGGTGGTCGTGAATATTTTATGCGGAGCAAGGGCGAGAGGAACTGGTCAAGGTATCTACAGTTTTGCCTTGACAATGGCGTATATCGCGATATTGAGTATGAGGTGGATTTGTTTGTCTTCGAGGGGGTTACGAGAGCACCGGTATGTTACCGCCCTGATTTCAAGATTACGGACTCCGATGGCTCTATATTCTATCAGGAATACAAAACAGTCGGCAATTTTTATGGTAGTGTAAACACGAAGTTCCGCCGCATGCACTATCAGTACCCCAAAACACCAATGGAGCTTGTATTAGGCCATATCCCCAAGCGGGGCAAGAAGGCAAACAGGCTTCGCGTGGCCCGAAAATATACGCGGCGGATAATCGATGCATCCCAAATTTTTAAGCAGACAAAAGGGTTGGTAAAATATATTGAATAAAGTGTGATTTACTGAAAGAAGGTGAAAAATGAAAACAACAATATTTCTAATTCTAATTCTGTTGGTCGGCTGTCATGCCCCGCAAAAGGTCGATACGGCAACAATGACCGATGCGGCCAAAGTCAAAGCCATTGGGACTATTGAGAAGGTGAGCAGAGTCTATGACCAGGGCCTGTTGGTTGCCAGCCTCGTAGCCCTGTGTGTAGTAGGCGTGATTGTGTGCTTCCAGCGTATAACGCTGGGCTTGTCAATGCTTGTCGGTGGCGGGCTGGGATTGCTTATCCTGCCGACTTATCAGGCTTATGCCGTCCATTCATGGCTGCCACTGGTGATGGCAAGTGTGGTGGCATTGGCGGGTATTGCTTTAGTCGGCTGGTATACTTTCAGGGACAAGATTGTCCAAAGGGAAATTGTGGACAGCGTGCAATATGCCAAGAAAGTAAACCCCGACATAAAAGAGAAATTGAATACCGCTCTCGGCGCATACCAGAGCGACGAAACAAAGAAGGCTGTGGCAAAGATTAAGGAGATTAAGAAATGACATGGAAAGATGTAGAAAGTAATTTACAGTGGATAGCCATTGGCATGATTGTCTCTGTACTGGGACTGCTGGTCTTTGGCGTTCAAACAACCTGGCATCAAGCGGCGATAGTCCTGCTTGCCATTGTCGGTTCGATTGAGGGCTATTTAATCATCATAGGCAGGGCCACTATTACACAGTTTTATATCCCTGTCCTGCCTAAAAGTATTGACTGGCCGATGGCGATAATCGTTCCGGTTATCCTGATTGTCAAAGCAGCGCTGATGTGGCACAATAAGGAGATTATCACCGTGTGGTGGGCGGTTGGCGCGATAGTTGAAGGCTGGATTGTGGCCCATCTGTGCAGCTTTGAGAGGAGCGAAAAATGAATACATCAATCAAACAGAAAAAAGAACTTTGGCCTGAATTTGTAGATGCCTGTAAAGCACAATGGGAGTGTGGAGGTGAAAGATACGCCCTGAGCGACAACAAGGAATTTACCGATTTGATTTGTGAGGCGGTTGGTAATTCGTTTTGTGCCTCTCAGATACTTAAACACACCGGAGAGTTGCTTAATGAAAATCCCAAACCAAAGGTTGGTTTCCATAAAATTGCGGTATGGGCTTTTCTCTGGTGGCTCAAGGAGCAAGAGAATCTAACCCAAGTTGACAGAGGAGAAGAAATTTAAGGAGACTCATAAATGGTTACAGGATATTTAATCGCGCCAGTAAGGGGACATGACGGCGACAATGTTTCACCGGAAACAAAGCAGGCTAACGTGGACTCCGGCGTCCGGCTTGCATGGGCAATCAGAAAAACATTCCCAAAGCTTAACCTATATGCCCCACACGAAAGCGAAAGAATCGTAGGCTTGTTCTGGCAGCATGGCGATATATCCGCCGACACGATTGTCGAGCGTTGCATAGAGATAATGCTTGAGTGTGATATTGTAATTGCCTTTATCGGGCAGGGTATAAGCGAAGGGATGGAACGGGAGATGGAGACGGCAATCGAAAACAACAAGCCTTTAATTGAGTTTGAAATCTGGGACGATGCTGCCAAACAACAGATTGCCACAGCAACAATGCGGGCCATAGAAAACAGTGTGAATGGTTATGTAAGGAATGAGTGACTGTAAATGCGGCAACCCTTCGAAGGTGAACCTGGAAGGTGAAAATGTATGCTGGCATTGTTTCCACTGGCTGCGGAACGGGCGGTGGATTGAGGAAAAAATTAAGGATGAAGTGCCTGAATTAAGTAAAAGGAGATTTAAGAACACGGAGACTCAATAAATGAAACCACAAAGAATGGTAGTAATCAGCGATTTACATTGCGGCAGCTTTGCCGGTCTTACCCCGCCTCGCTGGTGGTACGGTGACCAGTTACTAAAGAGCAATGAGGCAAAGGGGGCGGGCAAGTTTGTCGCCAAAGTCGCAAAGAACCAAAGGGAGTTGTGGCGGTGGTATACTGAGGCTATCGCCTCCATCAGGCCGGTGGACTGTTTCGTATGTAACGGGGACGCCATTGACGGCTCATGTGACATTGCAAAGGGGACGGAGTCCAACACGGGTGACAGGAGCCAGCAGGCTGAGATGGCCGCTGAATGTCTCGATTACATTGGTGCCAAAAGATGCGGCATTATTTATGGCACACGCAGGCATACCGGCTGGGCGGAACGATGGGAAAATGTCATGGCGGACAAGCTGAAAACCAACGTGATGTTTATCGGCGGGGCAAAGCAGTTCAAATTAAAAGGCTCGAACGTGGTTTTTAACGTCAAGCATAAAATCAGCAAGTCATCCGTCCCGCACGGCAAGGCGACCGCGATAGAGAGGCAAAAACTATGGGCTGCGTTATGGGCCAACACAAGGAAACAGCAGACGATGCCCAATTGGGTAATCAGAAGTCACGTCCATTATTACATGCAGACCTATGACTCAGTTACCAATGCGTGGGGTGTGATAACGCCTGCTATGCAGGGCTATGGGACTTCTTACGGTGAGGAGGAATGTGAAGGGATTGTCGATGTAGGATTTCTTTATTTTGATGTTTACAAGGACGAAGCGATATGTCACCCGTTAATTGCCGAAGGATTGGCAC